AGTGCCATTTCTATTCCTACGCTTGCCCCGCCGCCTCCGGCAAAACAATCTATTATTAAATCTCTCATTTTTTGTAAGGAGCCGGGATATCCCGTCAACGGTGCGCACCGCTCCGGCCTCCTCTCTAATCTTTAAAATAGCGATTTAAAATAGTTCTTCTATTGTGAGTCCTGTTTCATATGCCTCTCCGTTTTTATAAAAGTACACATTTCCATCTCCTAAGACAAAGAATCTATACCATGTTTTTCGTACCATTATTATTGCATATGCGATATCCATGGTTTGGTACATATCAAAGACATATCTCCAACTCATCCTCTGCCTCCTATATTGGTGTCTGGAACCGGCATGGCATGCCCAGGTAGCACCGGGCTTCCGCCAACGGCGCACCCTCCACTGCTATGAGCGGACACCATTCCGGCCTTCCACGAAACACATTTGGTATGTCTTTGTGTTCTTTGGCCTTACATTGCTTATCAATGGAGCAGCATGGGCAATCATAGCAGCTATCTGGCATATTTTCTATTTCTAACATTGCCTTCATATCTCTTCCTCCTCCGGCTTCCTACACCGCTCAAATTCTATCACCCATACCCAAGGGTTGGAGGTCCATCCATAACGGTCAATATTTAACTTATCAATCGTAGGATCCCATAGTTGCGAAAAAGCATATTGCTGTTCCTCCCCATTCAATACATGAGGATGCTCTGTTTTAACCCCTTCCTTCTCTATCTGGTCGAGTGTTATCTTCTGCAAACTCTCCACCCTCACATCTGTCACTTTTAGCCAGATGCGAGCTGCTTCCTTTGGCATATGGATTGATGGGTGCCACTTATGCATTGACGGCGGAAACGTATCATCTTCTGTGGTTCCGTAATCTGTGCGATATACAAAACATCCTGGTGCTCCTTTATATGTATCCGGCGCCTGAGTATTACACGCATTTGCACATCTTGTACAAGGATTAAATCCCCATGTTTCCCGAACATACAGGATATCTCCCAGTCTATAATAGGGTTCTTTTACTCTAAGTCCCGTTTTTTTGTCGAATAAACCAGGACCAAGCCCGCACATACCTGCATACATTGATTCGTCTGTATCCTTGATTGCTCTTCGCGTAACCATCTTACGTCCTTCCAATATCGCCCGGACCATTTCACCATTAAACAATATCGGTCTTACCATGACCTGCTCCTTCCTCCGATACAAAGTCGGTTAAGTAGCTCTCTAAACTCTTTTGTTGGTGTCCTTACATTCTCCCAATCCAGTTCTGCTGCGCAGCAAGGGCAGCAAACATAATCATCAGCCACACCGTATCCACACACTGGACACCGATATTCCGGCTCCATATTTTCAAATCCAGGCCCTTCCCTCATATAAGCCACAATATCAGGCACTACAACCTTAACCAGTCTTAGTTTTCTCATTCTTCCGTCCATCCTCCGCTAAATCTGTGTTTACCGCTTCTGGCCTTCCAGGATGCAGTCCAACGCCAGCCTTGCAAAGATATTGGTTTCCTTTTCCGCCTCGGCATATTCTTTTTGAGCGGCCTCTACCCTGTCTCCAAGCGCATCGTCTATGTAGCCATCTTTCCTCCACATCTCGGCGAGCGCGTACCATTCGCGTCTCTTTCTCTCCTCTTCGTCCCGACATGCCTTATAATTCTCATAGAATCTTTCCGCAGTCTTTTTATCCGTCCCCATATTTTCCTCCTGTATCGCAAATAATTCTATTTGTCCATCACATTCGTAATGGTCAAATACCTCTAATCCCATGGTTCCCGCTCTCCGCTAAAATGGGCATTTTCAGTTTACTTCCTACCACTACATATTCTCTGCACAGTAGTCTGACTAGCTCCAATCTTCATGGCTATTTCCTTCAGAGTAAATCCTTGTTCTCTCAATTTAATTATTTCTGGATAGCACGGCCTACGTTTCCTAGTATGTATGCTTATAATCTGTGTCACCGTAGAATACGAATAACCAGTTTCTTCAGAAATTCTCATTCTACTCATGCCCGATTTATATAACTCCATAATAATTCTAGAACGTTCTCTTTCGTCTGCTGCCTTCCTATTACGTTTTCCTGACCTCCCAGGTTTCTTGGAAATTAAAAGTTCTGGCCAAGTTAGACTTCTATGCATTTTTCCGGCTTCCAAGGTCACAAAGTATTTGTAAATTCCGCTTATTTCCATCTCTGTTTTTACAACCTTCAATCCACTGATTCCATCATCCCTTGGAACCTTCTCTGAATATTTTACTTTATCACCTATATGGATGGTTTTCTTGAAGGCATCCATTTCTTCCTTTGTGATTGGATTTCCTGACATTTTTCCGCTTCCCACATTCATAGCAACACCTCATTTCTCACAGCTTATATTCATAAAAATCCACATCCTCAACAAACCAGTCATCCCCAGCTCTGTACATTCTCATGCAGTCGATCTGCAAATCTGTGCACCCTTTCCACATCGGATTGACCATCAACATACTTCGCATGTACTGTCTCCGAAGGATAACTTCTTCCGGGGTCATCTCCAAGCCCATATGCGTTTCCGCATCTACCCGGTGCCTTGCAAGCTTTGCTGCATACCTTTCATCCATTTGGAGGCTCCTTCATCGTGAGTGCGCAGACAGCCTGGGATATTTTTTGTTCCAATAAGGCGGCCTTTTCATTCCTTACCGACAGCGGTAGTACATTTTCTTTTTTCTGCCGTTCCATCTTCACCTTGTAGTTATCCCGAAAGAAGGCACGTTCTGCCATGATATTCTCGCTTTGACATAGGTTCTGCCATCCGATGTTTCTCACAACACTTTTGCACGGTTCTGGAAAGCTGTCCAATGCCTCAGATTCCCTCATATAGCCGTATGTTCGTATTGCCCTGATTACTGTCCCCCACGCCTCATCTACATCCATCGTTACCGTTGTGAGTGTTTCTGTGGCCGCTTGGCGTATCTCAGCAACCGTTGGCGGAAACTTGTTGGTTACGGCATGTTGCTTAAGGGCGCTCATTGCCGCTGGGAAAGGAAGATCGCCCAACAAATCATACCACCAGTCCATGGCATCCTTGGATGACAGTAGGTTGTCCTTGGGGTATGCTACTTTTACCCGGTCTGCAAATACAGCAAATTCCTTTCTCGTCATTGTTCTTCACCCTCCATTGCCCAGTCATACATCATTTCACGGCACTGACGTTGTTTGTCCGCTACTACATTGACGGACTCATTTCGGGAAACAAACCTATCGTTGTTGTAATTGCCATCAAGAACCTTTGCCATATTGGCATCACAGATTAGCCAGTCAAATGTGGCTGCCCAGTTCTTACGGTTTTTACCCTTCAGGAAATCGCTCCTCTCAGCTATATCAAACAACTGTCGGAAATCATCCACCGTGTATCCACTGTTTAATCGTGCTCTCAAAGCAGCGGTTCTCTTGTTAGACAGCTTTGTGACCCGGGGGTACGATTTGCAGAGCGAATTGTACAGAGTAATTATCTCCTGATAATTACGATAATCTTTTTTATTCCCTTCTTCTCTTTCTTCAGGTTCTTCCCTTATTTCTTTATTCCCTTCTTCTATTGTTGTTAACTGCTTGTTAATAGCTTGTGGATTGCTTGTGAACTGATTGTTATCTGATTGTGAACTGCCTGTGGTTTCAGTGTGTTCCTGCGTGTGGATACATTGATACTGACAGTAGTTTTTTATTGTAAATACAGTGTATTTATTGTGTGAACTGCTTGTGATTTCGCCTGTTGACTTTAGATGTGAAATGGCTGTTCGCACTTCGTTGATTGTTAGCCCGGTTTCCAGCGATAATATTGCCAATGATGATACAAATGCCCCCCTCGGAACATCTATACCCTTGAACCTACCATCTTTCCAGTTGGCCTTTATCAACATGTGCAGAAAAAGGACCTTGGTATTCAAGTCTTTATACCATTCCCATTCCATTATCTTTCGGCTGATAATGATATAATCTCCTGCCACATTCATCCCCTCATCATAATTCCTCAATTACCACCTCAATCCATGGTTCCTTGTCAGTGTAATAAAATTCATGGGTGGTGTTTTTGACCCAGTCAGGCCCATCATCTGGTATCACCTTGCATTGCTGCAGGGCATCCTGAATAACTTTATCTGCCAGACTAAATATGTTCATGAAATCCCTGCGTTGCCCCTTACGCGGCTCATAGAATCTGTAGTGGAGAATGATAGGCCTATTGACTTTTAACCGCCTTAATTGCAGCCTGATTGCGTTTGATGCAACCATCATGTAATCCCGTTTCATCTTTCCACCATTCTTCGGATTCTTTCCGCATTCGTGAAGATAATCATTTAAGCTTGGGAAGGTCTTGTCTCCATAGAACCTGCCACGTATAACAAATTTATGTTCCATTATCCATCTCCTCGGGAGGAAGGGCAGCCGGTCAGGAACTGCCCCTCATGTCCAACCAATGGCAAATACTGTGACATATCTGGTAAAGATTGGACAAGTGCATTAACCATCTATGTAAAGGCTCTAGCCTATACAACTAAGAAATAATAATAAACCTTCCATACCCTTTAAGCTGTTCTTTCAAATACTCTTTGATAGACGCTGTTGCATGGTTCTTCCACTCTCCTCCATCAGCCTCGAATATCGCACACTGGACGCCTTCATACTTATCTGATTTCATTCGGAAGATAAAATCACTAGCAGGCTGCCGGACTTCTTGAAATGTCCTGTATGGCCTTAAGCGTACCGGATTAGGCACTTTTGCGTCTGTCTTAGATGAGATTCCGCTTTTAACAGTGGCCTTTTGAGTGACCCCATCATCTCCGTATTCAGCCACAGTTCCATCTTCAACCGTTCCAGCAAATTTCAATACCAACGCCCGATCTGTATCGGAATCATCCATAAATTTGGATTGCAGACCAATACAGAAGTTCTCATGCTCTATAAACTTTCCAAACGGAAACATTGGCACCTGGGCATTTACAACTACCATGTTTTCCCTGATTCTTTCATTGTCAAGCTGGGAATACAGTGCTACCTTAGTGGGATTCATAACATGAACAATCATCTTATCCGCCATAGGATCAATGTTACCTTTTATGTAATCCACAAGACTGGTGAGGGTATTCATTTCTATTTCCTGGGCCTTAGGATTAAATGTAATACGCGTTAACTCCTTATCAGAATATGTCTGGTTTCCAATCTCAGTAATCACCGGTGCCTTTAATCCTACAATGTACTGTAATGCCTCTTTAATCATAGTCCTTATCCTCCTCTTAAGCCTGCCTTATGGCCCTAAAATCAACTACAACGTTCTTTTCAACTGTTGGTTCTTCTAAAACCTCACCGGTACTGGTATCTATTGTCTTTCCATCAACAACTGCTTTTCCAGCCTTCTCCTGCACTGCATTCCAGTCATTAAGGGACATCTGACCCTTAACCTGTTTTCCGTATTCTTCTGCATAAACCTCTCCGGTATCTAAATCAGTTCCAATTGACATCCGGGTAACAATGGGGCTAGAATGTGCCAGTTTCTTCTCAACTACCACATCTACTGCTGTATCATCCCGATCTTCGTTTTGCTGGAATGAAATCTTGATTGTAATTCCTCTCTTATTTTTCCATGGTGTATTCGGATCCTGCATATTCTGTAGTACCTCATCCATTGCTCGGTCTACCTTTTCCTGCAGGGCACCACCTGCAAATGTTTCCAGATTTACCTTTGACATTAGTCTTCTCCTCCCTCGTACTTTGCATTCTTATTGGCAAACCCCGGTAACCTCAATTTCTGTAAAGTATTTGCCATCTTTTCAGCCAAGCTTATCCCAGGTGCCTTCTTAACACGCTTAGCATAAGCTCTATTCTCAAAATTCCTATAAATACTATCCGCTCCATTGTGATATGAATAGTGACTACGCTGCATATGTTTAACTCTTCCTGACATGTTCTCCTCCTATAAATAATTTATTTTGTATCGCCGCATAAATGCCGCTTTGGCTTCCTCCAGGCTATGACCTTGTGCGCAATAATTCCGTTCAAAAATAGCCTGTCCCAACATTCTTGACAATTTTTCTGCTGCCGGATTATCATGTATACGCTCTAACAAACTTCCCATATTATGGTTCTTGTTGCAGGACGGAATAATCAATCCATCCTGATCAGCCAGTACGCGAAGGGAATTTCCAAAAATCAAATGATGATCACATTCCTTTAGGCCACCGCAAAAGAAACAGATTGTATCATATTCTGTTACAGTACTTTTCATTAGACATCTCCTGTCAATTCTGAAAAATGAATAGGCTTATCCAGTACCTTTGTGAACTTGCAGTAATCGCACAGTTCACAGCGTATAGGTTCTATCTCGCCTGATTTAAGCATCTGAATCTTAGGAGCATTGGCCTTGACAGCCTCCAGGCATTCCCTGAGCCGCATATCATCTACGTAGATTACAGCAATGTCCGTTACCTTGCCTTTATCTGCAGCACATATGTATGTAGGTAACCGCTCTCCTGTATTCTGATAATAGATTTCCTGGTAGATTGCAAGCTGAATATCATATCCCCAATATGTGATAAAATCCATATGGCCATAATCCCTTACCCAAAACTGTTTTGATAGGTCTTGCATCACCTTCAGATCAACAATACATTTCCCTCGATGCAAGCTATCCATTTTGATTTTGAAGGGTACACCAGCAATCTCGCCGGTCATAATTACTTGTTTCTCTCCGCTCATATATGCGGAGAATAGGGTATCTTTCTCGCAACGCCGGTATATCTGCTCTGCTTTTATAAATTCCGCCTTTAACTGGCCCTTGCGTTCTCCTCGGGATACAAACAATTCTGGATGTTCTTCCTGAAACTGCTCTATCGTACCCTCGTACCGGGCATCCACATATGATCCAATAAGCATATCTATGGATGTTTCAAATTCCCAATCACCTCGTAGCTGCGCCAACATAGTAGCCTCACAACCAGGACGGCCAATACAGCCTATCGCCTGTTTATATTGACTGGCAGAGCAGAATAGCTGATTTGTCTCAGGTAAATAATAGTTTTCCTGGCTTAATATAAACCCCTTATTCATGTGCAGTATCTCCCAATACATTTATTGCTTCTATTCGTTGAGGCTTGTGATTCATATCTTCTGCCTCACCTTCTGTGGCAAATCCATTTAGTTCGTTTGGACAATACATCCTTGCAAAAAAAGTTGCAGCCCTATATCCCAACATCTGTTCTGGCATGTTTTTCCACTTAGTATTACTGATCCATCCCTCTGATTTAACCATCTGCATTGTAATTTCAGTTCCTTCAATCCGCTTTCCATCAGATATCCGAGTTGCAACCACCTTGCAACTTCTTGAATCAGTTCCTTTTTCTCCAGAATACACATAATCAACGTCACGAAACTTTCCACATCCCTGAATAATCATCATGCACCCTTGACCACTCCAGCTAGGGACCCCCTTTACTACATATAAGTTCTGCATGACCATTAGAGGACTAACCCCCATCCTATTGGCTTGTTCAAGTGCAATTACGCAGTTCATTGGTTTTCCCTTATATGTTGCCGGAATCATATCAGACTGTGAAATTAGCTGTGCCATTTTGAAAATATTGTTAAACTGATCTGTATCCGAGAATGGATTAGTTGCTAAAGCCGTACGCTTTACTGTGGAAACCACGTTTTCTGATTTATTCTCTTCTTGTAATAATGCTTGCTTTTCATTCTCTGCCATTTAAAACCTCATCTTCCTTTACATAACGATATCCGGGAACCCTTAAGGCTCTTGGAAATCCGGGATCATCTGTTTCCAGTTTTCCTTCCTTAATCAGCTGCTTCACATGGCTGTGTACGGAGCTGGTTGATTTGAGCCCAACTCCATCCCCAATTTCTTTTACGGTGGGTGAATACCCCATGTTGGATAATATATCTGGTTATGAAATCCATGATTTTCTTTCTAACTTGGATTCCGTGATATATTGTTTCATTGCCCAGTATCATCTCCATCCTCCCTTATGTAGTTCCCAGAAAAGAACCATTCAACGAAAGCCTGTTTGTCTTCTGGCGGTTCATTCCGCATTGCATTAAGTGCAAATTCAAACGCATCCTTTTCCTCAATCACAAATCCTGCCCTATGTCCTATACCTACATACTTCATACGCAAGGAAGCGCCTCATTACTTGGGTCAAACGCTTTCGGATTATAATTTGTGTGTTCAAAGCCTGTGATCGTTTCAAAATCAGAACGGTACATAGCGTTATTTTCCGGGCGGCTGAAGTGCCGGTCTAAAATATCTAGCTTTATCTTTGATTCAAGTAAAGATTGGTACTCTTCTTGACTTAACGAAATTCTCATATCATGCATTTACAAAATCCTCCTTCTTGTGCTATACTTATATTGAGTAAATATCCTAGCGCCGAAGAGAAGTTGCAGCTTCCTTGGCGCATTTTTTATTTCAACAACGAGATAAGACAATTTCCGATTGCAATAATAAATGTAATAGCCCAGCTTAAACAGATCATGAAATCCTTTGTCCTGTCTTGTTGCTTTAATTCGCGATATTTTCCTTTCCAATATGAATCCATTTATCTATCACCCCTTTCCAAAATATTAATAGCCTGCACACCTTTATGGACATTAGTTATATCAAACAAAACCTTCTGACCAGGATAAGTTGTTTTAAAGCCATCTTTAAGCAAGTTGGTATAATGGAAAAAATAATCTTGTCCATTTTCTGCCGTGATATATCCATATCCCTTCTTTTTGTCAAACCATTTAACGGTTCCGGTGACATTCCTTGATAATCCCAACTCAAATTCCTCCTATCCTATCAACTAACATCTAAAACATCTTCCTGCGGTAACTTGGGTTCTCCATCTGATAGATATACCTTGATTCCCATATTCCATAGTTCCTGTATGGAGAATTCTTCCGGATGTTTCTTCCGTTGCGAAAATGTCCACGGTGATACCCCAGCTTTCCGTGCCATTTCTTCATCACCAAATCCATCCAATGTCTTGCGGCTGTTTATGCAGGCCATTATCCTGCGGCGTTTCATAGTAATCTCAAGAGGCTTACTTTTGGGCACCCCTTTCCCCCTCCTTCCGCTTGTCTTTTTTCTCCCCCTGGTCTATACTGTATTTACAGGTGTTACGGCGCTGAGTATAAAACTCTTGGAGAAGTATATGGAAAACTTTATTCTTGAAATGTCGCTTTCGGATTGCATTCAGTTGATGGGTATAATAACCTCACTCATTACAAGCATAGCCGCAATCATAATCTCAGTAAAAACTCTTAAACAGAACAGTCTAATGATTGAGGAATCGAGTCGCCCTGTAATTTCAGTTTATACGCAATCTATAAATCCTGGTGTTCCAATGTTTTATCTCATTGTAAAAAACTTTGGACAATCTACTGCGTATATGATGAACTTTGAATCTGACTTCGACTTTTCAAACTGCTATGGAGTTAAAGATACGAGAAACTATATTGAAGATCTCAGCAAATGTGTAATTGCTCCTGGGCAATCCAAAACATGTTGGTTAGATTTTACGGAAATAAACCGCCCTGTCCATTTTTCAATTCAATATAAATCAGCTACTAAAACGTACACGGAGTGTTTTGATATAGACCTTACTGCCGCGGCTTGCTTACCAACAAGAAAATATGCAACTGACAATAAGGAGTTATTAAGTATCTCCTATTCTCTCCAAGAAATATTGCTTAAGAATTTATAGGATTGATGATAGAGTATTCACCAACTAATTCTCTTGCCTTATCCAAAACAATACGTGCCTTATCAACGCTCAACTTCCTTTCAGCAAACTCATTAATTATTTGAACTGTCAGTTCACTTATTTCTTCACCACTAAAAATTTCTCTATTTGACATCAATATATCATTCACTACTCTCACCTCTGTTTTTGATATTTCTTTTGGCTAGCTTTGAACTTGCCCTTCAAGGTTAGCTACTCTTTTCTCTAATGCTTCTCTACTGATCTTTAGTTTTTGCAGTCTCATTATCCGAAAAATACTCTACAGGAATATCAAAATATTTTGCAAAGATTAACAATTTGTCAAACAATTCTCACTCCATACATCTGCAAACTGTTTAAACAATTCAAAACAAGCTTCGGCATCTGCATATGTGAGAATCAAGCTTTTTACATTCCTACTTCGCCCTGTATTCTGCGCATAAAGCGCCCTCGCTGCTGTATCGCACGCATCAGCTAATCCCCACAAGTTTCTGTGGTATGTCTTTTGCAGTTTGTTCCAATACTCCATATACAAAGAACGGTATATGTAATTGGGAGATAAACCAAAATTGGGACACTCGTTTAAATCAATTGTGATTTTCATTTGTTCTCACCATCTTTTCATAGTCTTTGCTTTTCCGTATTCTACTCTTTTACAAGGTCTGCGACCTGAACACCAATTACGCTTGAAACTTTTTTTAAGGTGTCTATATTTGGGCTTACTTTTCCGTCTTTCCATCTGCTAATACAACCAGCTCCAAGTTCTGCTAATGATTCAATTTCTTGGAAGGTAATGTGCTTTTCTTTGCAAATTTCTTTTAGGTTGTCATAGACCATTATCTCTCCTCCTTCCATATGTTTTTGTGAATTTGCGATAAATAACAAATTTAAGTTGATTTTTTTTGCGATTTATAGTAAAATAAAGTCACCACAACAATACTTAACAAACGCATTTTCTGTTTCATATTTGCCATTTATCGCAACTTCTGATTTTATTATACGCGTTTTTTGGCAAATGTCAAGTTGAGTTTGCGTTTTTTCGCAACTTTTTTTGAAAGGCAGCCATATGAACGTAAAAGAAAGAATTCAATTTCTATGTAGAAAGAATGGGATTACCAGTAAATCATTAGAAGAGCACCTTGGTTTTGGAAAGGGATACATCAGCAAAATAGATAAATCTGCCCCAAATCTATCAAAAATAAAACCAATTGCTGATTATTTCGGAGTCACTGTCGATTATCTCATGACTGGAAAAGAGGCCAATAGTGGAGAGGTTGAATTAACGTCTAAAGATGAAAGAGATATTACAAATGACTTACGAAAAATGATGGCAAATATCCGAAGTGCCAAGGATGGACCTCTATATTTTGAAGGTAAGGAAATTGACGAGGCATCTATGATACTGCTTGAAAATGCCTTAGGACATGCCATGAGAGAAACTAAAAAAATCAACAAACAGCGCTTCGGCCGCAGAAAGGACCCCAAATAGGTGGTTTTGGTTGAATAGACGTATCAAGCGTATTGTTGCCTATTACAAAAGAAAACTTGGAACCAATGATCCTCTAAAGATAGCGCAGTATCTTAAAATACAGGTGTATTTTTGTCCATTAGGAAATATTGCAGGAAACTATGTGTATATACGCCGTGTCAAATGGATATTTGTCAATTCAGATATAGGGGATGATGTTTTTAGGCAAATAGTGCTGGCACATGAATTAGGACATGCCATTCTGCACCCAAAGGAAAACTGTGCCTTTATGGCTCATCACACGCTATTACTGACCAGTCGTATTGAACGCCAGGCAAATATGTTTGCCGCTCATTTGCTTATTAGTGATAATTTATTAAGAAACTTTTCAGATTTTACCCATAGTCAATTTTGCGACTGCACAGGATACCCCGAAGAATTATTGAATTTACGTCTTATAGAACAATAAAAGCTCCTGCGCTACCAACGCAGAAGCTTTCACATAGATACTATTGCCTGATTGAGTCAATGCAATAATATAGGCCTCGCAAACCTACTCATATTATATCATTTGACTTCAAAAATGGCAATGGATGTATTTTGATTACTCATTTTTAGGAGGATATGATATGGCAGAAGCAAAACAACTTCCTTCCGGTTCATGGCGTGCCTTGGTATATACACATAGTGAACAGGTGTATGATGATTTAGGGGCACCTGTCCGTTACCAGAATGGGAAGTTAAAGAAAAAGAAAATGTATGAATCTTTCACAAGTACTCTTCCCGGAAAAAAAGGAAAAAAGGAAGCCGAACGGATGGCCAGTATCTTTGAGGCTGAAATGGAACGCAAAAGCCGTCCTGAAAGCTGCACTGTCTCTGATGCTATTGATAAATACATTGCATCCTGTGATGCATTGTTATCTCCGACTACCATCCAGGGATACAGAAAGATGCAGCGTAATGGTTTTAAAGGCATCATGAATATGAAGCTAAAGGACCTTACTACCGAACGGCTCCAAGAAGCTGTAAACGAAGAAGCTAAGCGGACATCAAAAAGAAATAAGACCAACCCTAAGCCGATATCCGCCAAAACTGTTATCAATGAGTATGGCTTATTAACTGCCGTATTTCAAAAGTATTACAAATCATTAGATTGCGCTGTACGACTTCCCAAAAAGGATGAAGTAATCAAAGAGCTTCCACCACCAGAAGTTATATATAATATTGTCAAAGATACCAAAATAGAACTTGCTGTTATGTTGGCAATGTGGCTCAGTTTTTCTATGTCTGAAATAAGGGGGCTTACCAAATCAAAATCTGTAGATGGTGATTATCTTACCATCCGTGAAGTGGTCGTTGATGTGGATGGAAAACCACTGCGAAAAGGACAAGCCAAGCAGTCAACTCGCATAAGACGCCATGAAATTCCTCCCTATATAAAAGATTTAATTGACAACGTAGAAACCGATCAGCTTATTACATTAAGTGGACATGCAATATATTGTAGATTTGTCAGATTAATGCAAAAAAACGGGCTCCCACATATGACATTTCATGATCTGCGTCATATCAATGCATCTGTCATGGCTTTACTCCAGATTCCAGATAAATACGCCCAGGAACGCGGCGGATGGAAAACAGACTACACAATGAAGAAGGTATACACCCATACTTTCAGTCAAGGACGGTTGGAAGCAGATAATAAAGTTAATGACTACTTTGAGCGATCATTAAACCTTGAAACTGAAAATAATACCCCTATATGTGTTGGAAAAATATCAGATACAGATTACATGTTCGTAGTTAATGGATTACAGCGTGTTGTCCGAATTGGTGATCGGATACAAATAAAGTATGAGAAAAACAAAAATCTCATCAATGCCCGCGGCTATCTTACTAGTGTTAATTTAGATGAGATGATGCTTGGAAATAGAAAGTTCCTTATGCGTACAGTAAGAGATTTTATTAATTTGCCACAACACGAGCCACAACACGAAAGTTGA